ACTGGTTGAGGCGTACACCTACATGAAAGGTGAAACAGACATGATGGGCTTATATGATGCTAAGTACAAGGAAGCACTTGCACTTGCTAAACGCCTTGGCGATGGTTTGGAGCGTAGCGATGCTTATCGCTCTGGTCAGGCTCGTGTGGCTCCGCTACCTCAGAATAACGGAGTCCAGTAATGGCGTTCACGGGTAACTTCACTACCAATACTTTCTTAGTTGGCTTGCTTGATGGCACGTTTGATTTTGGTACTGGCACAACGCAGGTCTACAAGATTGCGTTGTATACCAATGCGGCTACGTTAGATGCCACGACCACGGCTTACACAAGCACAGGTGAGGCATCAGGTGGAAATTACGTGGCAGGTGGACAGACTTTGGCAGTTTCTCAAGTACCAACAATCGGTAACCAAACTGGAATGGCTACAGCCTATTTATCTTTTACAAACGCCGCATGGACAGGCTCAATCACCGCAAGAGGCGCATTGATCTATTTGTCTAACGGTACAACAAATCCCGCAGTATGCGTGCTTGACTTTGGTTCAGATAAGACCTCTACGAGTACATTCACTGTACAATTCCCCGCAGTCACTAACACGTCTGCAATCATCCGCATCTCTTAATAGGAGCATATATGCAAAACGAACTTTCTAACTTTGGCGACCATGCAGTAGCAACGCTACAAGCAAACGCTTCTATCCCAGAAGGCATGGGTGTTGACGGCTACTATAAAGTAGAGTGCCGTGATGCTGATGGCAAACTCAAGTGGAACGAAGAATTCCCTAACTTAGTTGTGGCTGTTGGTAAGCAGTTGATGCTTGACACGTTGCTACGTACTTCTGGTACTTATACAACTGTTGGCCCATTCTTAGGCTTGATCAACAACAGCACTACGTTCGCAGCCGCAGACACTATGTCTTCTAAGACATGGACTGAGTTGACTACCTATACCGTGGGTGGTTCTGCTGTTCGCGGTACTGCCGTGTTTGCAGCATCTTCTTCAACTGGCACAACACCATCAAACGTAACAACTTCTACAGCCACAGCGATTACCTACACAATGACTGGTTCTGCTACTGTATATGGTTGCTTCTTGGTAACAGGCACAGGCGCAGTCAGCACAATCTCTAGCACTGCGGGTACTTTGTACTCAGAAGGTAACTTCAGCACCGCTAAGACTGTTACTTCTGGCGATACTGTCAGCGTTACTTATTCGACTACCGCGACATCTTAATAAAGGAGTCTTAAATGGCTCTCGTTCTAGAAAACCGTGTTCAAGAAACGGGTACGGCTAACACCACTGTAAGTTTCACGCTTACCGGTGCGGCTGCTGGCTTTCAGACATTCGCTGTTATTGGTAATACCAATACGACGTACTATGCGGCTACTGATGCTTCTGGTAACTGGGAAGTTGGTCTTGGCACGTACTCTACTACGGGGCCTACGCTCACGCGCACGACTGTCTACGCCTCTAGTAACTCTGGGAGCGCGGTTACCTTTAGTGGTACTTGTAACATCTTTGTTACTTACCCATCTGGTCGTGCTGTATATGAAGATGCGTCGGGTAACGTAAGTGCCCTAGGCACTATATCTTCTGCTACTTGGAACGCTACAACTATTGGTGTGGCTTATGGTGGCACGGGTGTAACCGCTTCTAGTGGCGCTAACTCGGTGATGTTGCGTGATGCTAATCAGAACGTAGATGTAAACAGGCTTAATCAAGCGAATACTAATACTGCCGCTGCAAGCGGAACCACAGCTTTAACGGCTGCATCGACCTATTCTCAGACATTGACCGGTACGGGTAGTCAAACCTTTACGATGCCTGACGCTACTACTTTGGCTACAGGTGTGGCGTTTGTGTTCAACAATAACGCAACGGGCACGCTGACACTTCAAAATTATTCTGCTGGTGCTATCGGTACTATTACCGCTGGCGGTGCTGTTGAACTTGTATTGTTGGCTAACGGCACAACTGCTGGAACATGGGATGTCCACGGATTCTTGCCAGAAGCAGTAACTTGGGGTACTAACGCTCTTAATCTTGGCACCACAATTATTACAAACGGTACTTGGAACGGCGGAACTATTCCCACAGCTTATGGTGGCACAGGCTTAACAACATTCACTGCGGCTAACGGCGCTCTGTATTCCACATCCGCTTCTGCTCTTGCGGCGGGTACTCTACCTGTGGCGGCTGGCGGTACAGGAGTTACAAGTTCTACTGGTACGGGTTCGGTAGTTTTATCTACTAGCCCATCGTTAACTACACCCGTCCTTGGTACGCCCTCCTCCGGCACTTTAACTAGCTGTACAGGTTTACCCCTAACTACAGGTGTGACAGGTACTTTGCCTGTTGCAAACGGCGGTTCAGGTAGAGCTTCTACAACCGCTTACGCTGTAATTTGTGGGGGTACCACTACTACAGGCGCAGAACAGTCTATTGCTAGTGTTGGTACATCTGGGCAGGTGTTGACTTCAAATGGCGCAGGCGCGTTACCTACATTCCAAGCGGCGGCGGGCGCAACCATTACAGGGACTACCACTTCCGCCACATATTACGTTATTGGTACAACTTCTACTTCCGGCTCACTAACTACAGCGTCTATCTCCAATACCAACGCGGTTTCTTACAACGCATCTACCGGTGCGTTAACTGCGGTATCGGTTGTTTCTAGTTCAGATGAGAGCCTCAAGACAAACTGGCGTGATGTTGCCCCTGACTTCATTGAGCAGTTAGCTGGCGTTAAAAGCGGTATTTTTGATCGCGTTGAGGCTGGCAATACCGAGGTTGGTGTTGGCGCTCAGTCTCTCCAGAAGGTTTTGGCAGAGGCCGTTGTCGCTGGTGAAGACGGTATGCTCTCCGTGAACTACGGTGGTGCGGCTCTTGTTGCGGCTATCAAACTAGCCGAACGAGTTGTAGCTCTTGAGGCGCGACTAGCTGCGCTGGAGAAGTAATGTTTGGGATACCTTCCCTTGGCGTAACCCCTTTTGCTTCTCAAGCAAACAACGCCTTTTCGTTTTCCGTGGCGGAAAACATTGGCATGGCAGATTTCAGCACTCAGTCACAAGTACTATTTAACTTAATCACCGAAAATATATTTGTAGACGACGTTGACAACGACGTAGGTGGTAACTTCTTTGGTAGTTTGACCGAGGGTATTACTTTTGATGACTCAAGTACCCAGCAGTCCGCGTTCCTCCAAACCATAGCGGAGAACTACAACCCCGCCGACACTCCTACAATAGCAGCTCAGTTTGCCGTGTCCCAATCTGAAGATGCAACAATAGCGGATGTCCCGGTATCTTTCCTAGCGGTATTGCAAACCATTACAGAGAATTTTGGCCCTGATAATACCCAGACCATAGCCGCTCAATTCCAACCGTCTATCACGGAAGATTCCACTATAGACCAAGTAGCGACTGGTGGTTTCCTTGCCCTTGTTAGCATCACAGAAGGGTTTTCGTCGGAAGATATTGTTAGTATTGCGGCCCAGTTTGCTTCTAGCGTTACTGAAAATACAACTGTGGCGGATGTTATTGACTTAACATATCTGTTAACTATTGTAGAAAATGTGGATTCAGCCGCCGCGCAAACAATAGCCGCGCAGTTTTTAACTGACATTACAGAAAACCAATCCCCAGCTTCTGTACAAACAATCCTTGCGCAATTCCAAACCACGATTGCTGAAAACGTTGTTATGGCGGATAATCAAGCAGTGTCTGGCTGGACTAAAATTATTGATGCACAGGCCGTTGTCTGGACGCCAATAAACAACTCACAATGAGGTAACACATGTCAGCAACATACTCAACCAATCTAGCCTTAGAGCTTGTAGGCACGGGTGACCAAGCTGGTAACTGGGGCGCGACCAACAACTTGAACCTTGGTACGCTACTTGAGCAAGCCATTTCTGGCTATGTAACTCAGGCTGTTTCCACTGGTGCAGATACTACGCTCACTATGTCCCAAGGGGCATCTGCCACAACTCGTAACATGTTCATTGAGTTGACTGGCACAGGCGGAGCAAGCACTAACTTAATCGTGCCGTCTAACAAGAAACTGTATTTCATATACAACAATACCTCATCTGGGCAAGTCACAGTCAAAGTCAGTGGGCAGACTGGTATATCCGTTGCTAACGGTAATAAAGTTATTTTGGTATCTAACGGCACGGATATTATTAACGCAACTTCTTACGCAGTTACTGTTTCTGGCGCTCTTCCGGTTGCTTCTGGTGGTACAGGTGTTACTACTCTTACTGGTTTGGCTTACGGCAACGGAACAAGCGCGTTTACTGCGGCTACTGCGGCTCAGGTAGTTTCTACAATTAGTACCACCGCCGTTACGAACGCTTCAAACCTAACTA